GGAGCAGAAGCGGAAACTGAAACCGCAAGCACTCCGACAAGCAAAGGCACGATTGAGCCACTTCAAAAAGCGTCACATGACCTCCCCCAAAAAGGGAGGTTCTTTTGTATTATACGTTCATACGATTCAAAGCAAATGACCGTCCGACAAGAAATCAAGTCTCAACTTGCTAAACTGCTTGCTACTGAAGACCTTGTGGTTGAGCATAAGAAGGTAGAAACTGCTTGTTTCAATGTTCATACTCGTGTGCTGACGCTGCCCCTGTGGGAGAAGGCAAGCAACACTGTGTATGACCTGCTGGTGGGTCACGAGGTCGGACACGCTCTCTATACACCTGATGAGGATTGGTTGAAGGAACATAAGATTCCTCCGCAGTTTGTGAATGTGGTGGAAGATGCACGTATTGAGAAACTGATGAAGCGTCGTTATGCTGGTCTCGCCAAGACCTTCTACAACGGTTATAAGGAACTTGCTGACGACGATTTCTTCCAACTCCAAGACGACAATTTGGAAACCTATAATCTTGCCGACCGTGCAAACCTGTGGTTCAAGATTGGTAACTATGTGGATATTCCTGTTGAGCGTGGTGAAGAAACTGAAATCATCAACCTGATTGCCGATACTGAAACCTTTGCCGATGTTCTGGTTGCCGCAGAGGCACTCTACAAATATTGTAAACAGAAGCAGCAAGAAGAAACTAAGACTCAAATTGACAGTCTTGAATCTCAATCTTCTGGTGCAAGTCAGCAACCTGCCTCCGACTTCTCTGATCAGCAGGAAGGTGAGAATGACAAACCTGAGGATAATGGTTCTGAGGGTGCTGCTTCTGAGCAAGGTTCTGAGCAGCAACAAACCAAGTCCCCTGTGGGTGGTGAGCAGGATGAACCTGAAGTCAAGACGATGGATTCTCTTGAAGAAGCACTCAAAGAACTTGTGAATAATGACGGGTATGAGAATGTCTATCTGGAACTACCTCAACTTGAACTGGACAATGTAATTGTTCCTAACACCGAGATTCACAACCGTTGCCGTGAAGAATGGGCAAATTGGCTTGATCGTATGGAATATACTCAACAATTTGTTTTTGGTAGTGTTGATACTCAGTTCAATGAGTTCAAACGTTCTGCTCAAAAGGAAGTCAACTATCTGGTGAAAGAGTTTGAGTGTCGCAAGGCAGCTGACTCTTATGCCCGTGCTTCTACTGCTCGCACTGGTGTTCTTGACTGCTCTAAACTTCACACTTACAAATATAATGAAGACCTGTTCCGTAAGGTAACAACTTTTGCTGATGGTAAGAATCACGGTCTGGTGTTCGTTCTGGACTGGTCTGGTTCTATGTGTGATGTGATGTTGGATACTGTCAAGCAACTCTTCAACCTTGTTTGGTTCTGTAAGAAAGTTGCGATTCCGTTTGAGGTTTATGCCTTTACTACTGACTATCCTCTGGTGACTCCTAATAAAACACTGCGGGAACTCTCTTACAAGAAGCGTGATGGTCTGGTTCAAGTTGGCGAGTGGTTCTCTATGATGAACCTGCTGACCAGCAAAACCAATGGTAAAGTTCTTGATGAGCAGATGAAAAACCTGTTCCGTCTTGCTACTTCTTTCGGTCGTTGGACACAATCTTCATATCCTGCTCCCACTGGTTTGAGTCTGTCTGGAACTCCCCTGAATGAAGCACTTATCTCTCTTCATCAAATTTTGCCTAAGTTCCAGAAAGAGAATAAACTCCAGAAAGTTCAGTGTGTTGTGCTGACTGATGGTGAGGCTTGTATGGTCAAGTATCATCGTGAAGTTCAACGTCACTGGGAGCAAGAACCCTTTATGGGTACCGCTCATATCGGTCCTAATGCCTTCCTTCGTGATCGTAAGACGGGCAATACCTATTCTTGCGATGTGGATTTTCATGAGTTTACTGATATTCTGCTTCGTAATCTTCGTGACCGTTTTACTGATATGAACTTTATTGGTATTCGTGTTCTTGAAGGACGTGATGCTGGACACTTTATTCGTCGTTACTGTGGATATTATGGACCTGACTTTGAGAAGGTAATGGGTGCTTGGAAGAAAGAAAAGGCATTCACGATCAGGAAGTCTGGGTATCATTCTTATTTTGGTCTTTCTTCCAGTGCCCTCTCTCAAGATACTGAGTTTGAAGTTGCTGAGTGTGCAACTAAGTCTCAAATCAAATCTGCTTTTGCTAAGAGTCTAAAGTCCAAAAAAATGAACAAAAAGATTCTTGGTGAGTTTATTGAGTTGGTTGCTTGAACCACTTTCTAAACTGTCATAGGGGGCACTTTGCTGCCCCTTTTTTGCTTGTATAATATATCTGTTGAAACAAACAACCTAACTACATCATGCCTCGCAAACTTGCTTTGAAAGACGACCAACTGATTGCTTCCATCCAAGAACTCTATGGTTCTGATATTACTGCTGGTGACCTCAAGGGTTTTTGTGCCTCTCGTGGTCTCAACTATCAGACCGTGACTCGTCGGTTGGAAAATTTCAAGACTTCTCGTGGTCGTTGGAATCTGGAAGTGACTCAGGAACGTGTTGAAGAGATTGAGCGTACTTTCCAAGCACCTGCTGCTCTGCCTGCTATCGAACAAAATCTCATTCCTAGCAAAGATGATACCTTCGTCAAGTTTGGTAACTTTAACGATCTTAAAAAAATTATTCAGTCCCGTCTTTTTTATCCTACGTTCATTACGGGTCTTTCGGGTAACGGTAAAACGTTCTCTGTGGAGCAAGTGTGTGCTCAACTTAAACGTGAACTGATTCGTGTGAACATCACGATCGAGACCGACGAGGATGACCTGATTGGTGGTTTCCGTCTTGTGAATGGTGAGACTGTATGGCACAATGGTCCTGTTGTAGAAGCATTGGATCGTGGTGCTATCCTGCTGCTGGATGAGATTGACCTTGCTTCTAACAAGATTTTGTGTCTGCAATCTGTACTTGAGGGTAAGGGTGTCTTCCTGAAGAAGATTGGTAAGTACGTCAAACCCGCCGATGGTTTTAATGTAATTGCCACCGCAAACACTAAGGGTAAGGGTAGTGATGACGGTCGCTTCATCGGCACGAATGTGCTCAATGAAGCATTCCTTGAACGTTTCCCTGTGACCTTTGAGCAGTCCTATCCTGCCCCTGCCACTGAGCAGAAGATTCTCGAAGGCATCGCTCTGGACCTTGGTGTAGAAGATCGTGATTTCTGCAAGCGCCTGGTTGATTGGGCAGATATCATCCGTAAGACTTTCTACGATGGTGGTATTGAGGAAATCATCAGCACTCGTCGTCTGGTTCACATCATCCGTGCTTACAGCATCTTCCAAGACAAGGCAAAGGCAATCCAAGTGTGCGTGAACCGATTTGATGACGAAACCAAACAGTCCTTCCTGGAACTGTATGACAAGGTAGATGCTGACTTCAAGATGCCCGAAACTACTGAAGCAGATGTTCGCAAAGCATTTGCCTCTGAAGAAGTTTTCTGATATAATTGGGGAAGGTAAAAATATGCCTTCTCTTTATGAGTGATTCAACCTTTACTATTACTATGAGTGAAACTAAAAACAATCTTTGGAAATATAACGAAGATAAAATCTTTAAAGATGTTGAAGACTACGTGACCAGTACCTATCATGGACATTATTGTGGTGATGAACAAGGTTACGATGACATTCAAACAATTGACCTGATGGCAGCAAAGAAACTTGCTGTAGGTTTTTGTCAGGCAAACATCCTGAAATATGGAAGTCGTTATGGTGACAAGGATGGACGCAATAAGCGTGACTTGCTCAAAGTCATTCATTATGCTATGCTTCTGCTCCACTTTGATGGGCATTATTCTCGCAAAGATAATGGTCTGACTGAATTCCGTTGATTATGAAACTCCAAAACAAAACTATGAAACTCTCTGATAATACCCTTGCTCTCCTGAAGAACTTCGCAGGCATCAACAACTCTATTCTTGTGAAGCAGGGTACTCAACTTCGCACGATCTCTGTAGCAAAGAACATCCTTGCTGAGGCAGATATCTCTGAAGAGTTCCCCCGTGACTTTGCTATCTATGACCTGAACCAGTTCCTGAACGGTCTGGGACTTCACCAAGACCCTGATCTGGACTTTACTGAAGAGTCGTATCTGAGTATCAAAGAAGGCAAGCGTCGTGTGAAGTATTTCTATGCTGACCCTAATGTGATCATCTCTCCTCCTGATAAGGCAATCCAACTGCCATCTGAGGATGTATGTTTTCAACTAGACAGCACTTCTCTGGAAAAACTGGTGAAGGCAGCAGCAGTGTACCAACTGCCTGACTTGTCTGCCGTTGGTGAGGCAGGTGTAATCAAACTGGTGGTTCGTGATAAGAAGAACGATACTTCTAACGAGTATGCTATTGTGGTTGGTGAGACTGATGCTGAATTTACCTTTAACTTCAAGGTAGAGAATATCAAGATTATTCCTGGTGCCTATGACGTGGTGGTGTCTTCTAAACTTCTGTCACAATTCACAAACACCAGGTACAATCTAAAGTATTATATTGCTCTGGAACCTGATTCGACTTTTGGATGAACATCTTTGTAACGTCACCTTGGCCTGCTGAAAGTGCCGTCTGTCTCCCTGATAAACATATCGTCAAGATGCCTCTGGAGTGCTGTCAAATGCTTTCCATTGTGGCATCTGAAAAGTGGGGTCATAACTACGGCACTCTGCCTAAAACTGACGGCACTCCCTACAGAACTGAAAAGGGTGCGTTTCGTAATCATCCCTGTACCAAATGGGCAATGGATAGTATCCACAATGCCTATTGGTTAATTAAGTGGGGAATGAACTTGTGTGATGAGTATTCTGTGCGATATGGTAAAACCCATTCGTGTTATAATACTCTTGTGTCTGCTTACTATCTGTTCCCCAAAGGAAAGATTACTGATGTAACTCCATTTGCTCGGGCGATGCCCGAAGAATGGAAATTTGATGATAGTATTGATACCTTTACTGCATACAAAAGGTACATTGCTTCAAAACCTTGGGTGAAAGATAACTATCTTCGTATGCCCCAACGCAAACCTGAATGGGTATGAAATACGAGAAAGGCACCTTTTTTCTTGATAAACATACGCATAAGGTGTATATTTTTGATGGGAAAGAATGGTGGGAAATTGTCCCAAGTTCTTATTTGAAAAAACCTGATTGGACTTAATTATGAGTAATAGTTTTCTTCCTGAAGAAGAGTACCTCAAAATTATAAAAACAATGCCTCTTTTTTGTGTTGACTTTTTAATTCGGTGCAAAGATAAATATCTGCTTATCAAAAGATCTGAAGAACCTGTCAAGGGAATTTATTGGGTTATTGGTGGGCGAATGATGTTTAACGAGACACTAGATGAACTCGCTGTTCGAGTGCAAACAAGAGAAATTGGTAGATATTTCAATAATCGAAAATCGATTGCTTTTGCAAATTATTTCTTTCCTGATGTTCCTAATGGTAGAGCAACTCACACACCAACTATGCTATACTTAGTTGAGGTTGATGAAATGTTTAAACCTAAACTTGATTCGACCCATCTTGACTATATTTGGACAAAAAGTCTACCAGAGCAATTGCTCAAACAAAATGAATTCTTTGAAATTTTAGATAATGAGTGACTTTATTTGGGTTGAGAAATATCGCCCTAAGACCATTGAAGATTGTATTCTCCCAGAGTCTACCAAGACTATGTTTCGGGAGTTTCTAAATAAGGGTGAAATTCCAAATATGCTTCTTGCTGGTCCTCCTGGTATCGGTAAGACCACAGTTGCTAAGGCACTCTGTTCTGAATTGGGGGTAGATGTTTATGTCATCAATGGATCCGACGAGGGTAGATTCCTCGATACTGTCCGAAACAATGCGAAAAACTTTGCTTCGACCGTATCGCTTTCGTCAGATGCTAAACACAAAGTCGTCATCATTGATGAGGCAGATAACACAGGGAACGACGTTCAACTCCTCCTACGGGCGTTTATTGAGGAGTTTGCTGGCAACTGCCGATTCATCTTCACCTGCAACTACAAGAACAAAATCATTGAACCTCTGCACTCCCGATGTGCAGTCGTTGACTTCTCCATCAAAGGGAAAGAAAAAACCGCACTGGCAGGATCCTTCTTCAAGCGTCTACAAAACATCTTGGATGAAGAACGTGTACAATACGATCCTAAAGTCCTTGCCGAACTCATCAACAAGCACTTCCCAGATTGGAGACGAGTCCTCAACGAGTGCCAACGATATTCTGTAGGTGGACAAATTGATTCTGGAATTCTTGCTACGTTCTCTGATGTTGCCGTAAATGATCTCCTTCAAAACCTTAAAGAAAAGAACTTCCCTGAAGTTCGTAAGTGGGTGGTGGCTAATATGGACAATGATACTACTTTATTGTTGCGCCGTATTTACGATGCTCTTTATATCGCCCTTGAAAACAATAGTATTCCTGCTGCTGTGCTTGTGCTTGCTAAGTATCAGTATCAGAGTGCGTTTGTAGCAGATCAAGAAATTAATATGCTTGCCTGTCTGACTGAAATTATGGTGGAGTGTGAGTTTAAATGAGACATCAAATCAAATCCAAGTGGTATTACATCTTCTGGGGTGTTTGCGCTGTTGCTGTAGTTGGTGGTCAGATTTATGTTGGGACTGGGTATCGTGAGATGGCAGATGCAACCAAAAATACTCAAATCGTTGTGAGGTGTATAAATGGGTCTGCTGAAAATTGATAGGGCATCTCTTTATGAGATTCCAGTTAAGACAACTCCAGAGAATGTAAAAGAAGCAAATGAAGGTTTGTTTCGTGCTAAAATGACTCTACCCGCTGCCGCAAAACATTGTGGTATGACCCAGAAGGAAATGAAACTAACCTTCTTTGAATATTTGAAGTATCACCCTAAAGATTATGAAAACATTTCCTCTGAAAACTTGTCTTAGATATCCTGGTGGAAAATCTAAGGCAACTCAAACTCTTGCCCCATGGTTTCCAGAAAATTTCAAAGAATATCGTGAACCATTTATCGGTGGTGGATCTGTTGCATTTTATGCAACACAAGCATATCCAGATGTTCCCGTTTGGATTAATGATCTTTATGTGCCACTCTATAATTTTTGGATTCAACTAAGAGATAATGGTGAAGAACTATCTAATCAGTTGAATTTGATAAAAACTAAAGTTTCTGATTATCTTAATCAGGAAGACAAAGACCAGGCACATAGAGATTTGTTTGATGAAACAAAACAAAATATAAATTCTCAAGATGGTTTAGAAAGAGCAATAAGTTTCTTCATTCTAAACAAGTGTAGTTTTTCTGGTTTGACCGAGAATAGTACTTTCTCTGTGACTGCATCTAGATCTAATTTTTCTTTTGTTGGAATTGAAAAATTAAAAGAGTTTTCTCAACTTATTAAGAACTGGAAGATTACAAATATTGATTACTCTAAAGTTATGAATGCACCTGGTAAAGATGTATTCGTATTTCTTGATCCACCATATGATATTAAAGACTTTCTTTATGGGAAAGATCGAGAGATGCATAAATCTTTTGACCATGATGTATTTGCAGAAAAAGTTTATAAGTGTCCTCATAAGTTTATGATCACTTATAACCTAAATGATAGATTGTGTGAATTATATAAAGATTATCATTTGAGAGAATGGAAAATTAGATATTCTATGGCACATCGTGGGACTAAAGGGTCTGGTGAAAATATGAAAACAGAACTATTAGTGACTAATTACCCCACAGTAAATTCTTTGGAGTCTTTTTTGTATGGTTGAACTTAAAGATTGGTTAAACTCGATCAATCAAACGAAGAACCATCTGATTGACGAAGACCATTCACTTGAGAAGGACTATGCACCTTATATTATCAATCGTTGCCTATCAGGTCATCTTGATTGCGTTCTGTTTGCGAACGAAATGAATCGGTATCATTTCCTTCCAAAGAAACTCCAGTATGACTTTTTTATAAATAGTCTGAGGAAAAAGAAGAGATTTTCTCCCTGGCTCCGACAAGATAAAATCAAAGATCTTGATTATGTTAAACGTTACTATAGTTATAGTAATGAAAAGGCAAAACAAGCTTTGAGGATTCTTACTAAAGAACAACTTAATTTTATTAAATCGAAATTTGAAACTGGAGGAACAAAATGAGTGTCGTTCAAGAACCTGAAGTGAAGTGGACGCCCGACCAAATGGTGGAAGTCATTCTGAATGAACCAGATGACTTTCTTAAAGTTCGTGAGACTTTGACCCGCATCGGAGTGGCTTCAAGAAAGGAAAAGAAAATCTATCAGTCTTGCCATATTCTACACAAGCAAGGTAGATATTATCTCGTTCATTTTAAGGAATTGTTTGCTCTTGATGGCAAACACGCTAACCTGACTGTGAACGATGTCCAACGTCGCAATCGTATTGCTCAACTACTTGCTGATTGGGGTCTGATTGAGATTGTTGATGTCAATAAAATTGTAGATATTGCACCACTAAACCAGATCAAAGTTCTTTCTTATAAGGACAAGGGTGACTGGATTTTGGAAACCAAGTATAATATTGGTTCTAAAAAGAAAAAGGTAGAGGATGCCGAATGAAAAAGGGACGGGTTTCCTACCCGTCTTTTTTTATGAACTATTATAATTATATACGGATGCCACAAGGGTCCACAAAACACAAACTCGCTTTTAAAGGAGCTACCATAATGACTAACATTGCCCGATATACGGCTGCGGATCTTCCTGCCTTGATGGAAAAGATTACTCGTAATAGTATTAATATGGACGAATATTTTGATCGTCTCTTTCATCTTCATGAAACTACATCAAATTACCCTCCTTACAATCTAGTTCAGGTAAATAACGTTGAATCTAAACTAGAACTAGCACTCGCTGGATTTAAGAAAAAGGAGGTCTATGTCTACACGCAAGATGGTAAACTTTTTATTGAAGGTCAGAAAGAGGATAAAGAAACGGAAACCAATTATCTCCACAAGGGTCTGGCTCAACGGTCATTTACACGAGCATGGACGCTCTCTGACGACACGGAAGTTCGATCAGTTGATTTTGAGGATGGGCTTTTGACAGTTACTTTGGGAAGAATCGTTCCAGATCATCATAAACGAAAAGATTATCTCTAAATAAAATTGAATATCGTCGGCGCATGGGAGGTAACTGGCAAAAACCAGTTGACACCTCCCCTTTTTATTGCTAGAATGACTTGAGGATAGTAGAAAGCATGTCAATTAAATTAGCATTGTTAAAGTCTGGAGAAACTATAATTTCTGATATTAAGGAATTAGTTTCCGAAGATAAGGCTTGTGGATATTTGTTTAATAAACCACATAGAATTGAATATAAAAGACCGGTACTTCTTACAGAAAATCAAAGTGATTTTCCTTTAGACGGTGAATTGCAGGTATCTTTATCTCCATGGATTCTTTTATCTGCGGATGATCAAATCTTAGTTTCATTAGACTGGGTAGTAACAGTAGTAGAACCAGTTAAAACAATTTTAGAATTATATGAGGAGAAAGTAAATGGACAAGACGATCAAGTGTCTTTTACTGAAGAGCAATCAGGTGATAGTGTCTGAGGTTATTGAAGTTGTAGCAGATCTTGGCGAACCAGATTGTAAGTTAATCAATCCTTTTCTTTTAGATCAAGAATCTTTTGAATTAGTAAAATGGTTGACTTTTACGGATCAAAATGAGATTCTGATACGATCAGAAGATATACTCACTTTTGTTGATCCAACTGAGAATATTTTAGAAAAATATCTAGAGAATTCATGAAAGTATTGAGTATAGATTTAGATTACATCATGAGACCAACAATCCAACTTTATAATGGATTGTTTTTTGATGACAATCCATCTTTAAGGTGGAGACAACTTCATGAGTTTTCAGACTTTCAAGAACATCATTTCTACATTGACCAATCTAATCTACTGTTTTGTTATAATACTTTTTTAAAATCAGTAAAAAATTGTAGTAATGTTTCATTTGGATATGAACATGATTCAATTCTTTTTGATTTGAAGGATTGTGAAGATATTGATCTGATCAATATTGATCATCATGATGATTTTTTTGGTGGTGATTATGAACCTCACATGGGTGGTGTTGATCGTGAATATCATAACATTGTCAATCATGATATAATACATGAGGGTAATTGGGGTGCATGGTTGGCAAGTCAAAACAAGTTAAAATCTTTTACTTGGATTGGTAATGCAAACAGTGCAAACAAAACTCGCAATCAAGTCAATTCAAAATACTTCAAAAATTATCTGAATGTAGAAAAAGATAATTATCAATTTGAAGATCATAATTTTGACTATATCTTTGTGTGTCTATCTCCCCAATATGTGCCAAAGAATCACTGGCATTATTTCAGTATGTTTATTAGTGCTTATGAGGAGTTTACTCAAAAGAATGCTAATATCATAACAAACAAATTTGAAACTTCTGTACGGCACTTAAAAATTAATGATGAGATTTTATACCAACGTTCAAATGGTCGGTGATCATTTCTTAGTTCGTGGTTATGAAGATGGTAAACATTTCATGACCCGTGAGAAATTTAATCCGACTCTTTTTGTTCCCTCAAAGAAAAAAACCAAATATAAAACTCTGACTGGTGAATACGTCGAATCAATTCAACCAGGATCTGTTCGTGACTGTAGAGAGTTCATTAAAAAGTATGACGGTGTAGAAGGATTTAAAATTTACGGAAATGAACGGTTCATTTATCAATACATTTCTGAGACTTATTCGGAAGAAGAACTGAAGTTTGATATTAATAAAATCAAATTGACAACTCTTGACATTGAGGTTGCATCAGAGAATGGATTCCCTGATGTAGAATCTGCTGCAGAAGAAATTCTTTTAATCACCGTACAAGATTATTCAACTAAAGAAATTATTACTTGGGGTCAAGGACCATTCAAGTTGAATCAGGGCAATGTCTACTACAAGCAATTCAATAATGAGTATGATCTTCTCAATGATTTTATCAACTGGTGGATGATTGAAGAGAATACCCCAGAAGTGATTACTGGTTGGAATAGTAAACTTTACGATATTCCTTATATTGTTCGTCGCCTTGATCGTGTACTGGGTGAGAAACTGATGAAACGTATGTCTCCTTGGGGACTTGTTACTGAAGAAGAAACTTATATTTCTGGTCGTAAGTATCTCTCTTATGATATTGGTGGTATCTCACAGTTGGACTATCTTGATCTCTATAAGAAATTTACTTATACTAATCAAGAATCCTATCGCCTTGATCATATTGCAAATGTGGAACTGGGACAGAAAAAACTGGATCACTCTGAGTTCGATACCTTTAAAGACTTCTACACTAAAGGTTGGCAGAAGTTTGTAGAATACAACATCAAAGACGTGGAACTTGTTGACCGATTGGAAGACAAGATGAAACTTATTGAACTTGCACTAACAATGGCATATGATGCCAAGGTGAATTATGAAGATGTGTTTTATCAAGTGAGGATGTGGGATACAATCATTTATAACTACTTAAAGGCAAGGAATATTGTTATTCCTCCTAAAGAAAGATCAGATAAAGATTCAAAATATGCGGGGGCATATGTTAAAGAACCGAATCCTGGGCTTTATGATTGGGTGGTTAGTTTTGACCTTAATAGCCTGTATCCCCATCTTATTATGCAATACAACATCTCCCCAGAAACACTACTGGAAGAAAAGCATCCAACTGCAAATGTTGAAAAAATCCTAAATCAAGAACTTACGTTTGAGTTGTATAAAGATAAGGCAGTATGTGCCAATGGGGCAATGTTTCGTAAAGACGTTCGTGGATTCTTACCCGAACTGATGGAGAAAATTTATTTGGATCGTACCATTTATAAAAAGAAGATGCTTGCTGCCAAGCAAGAATATGAAAAGACAAAAAATAAAGAACTGATTAAAGAGATTGCTCGTTGCAACAATATCCAGATGGCAAGGAAGATTCAACTTAACTCTGCTTATGGTGCTATCGGAAATCAGTATTTCCGTTATTATAAATTGGCAAATGCAGAGGCAATCACCTTGTCGGGTCAAGTTTCAATCCGTTGGATTGAAAACAAGATGAATGCCTATCTCAATAAGATTCTAAAGACACAGGATGTTGATTATGTTATTGCTTCAGATACTGATTCTATTTACCTTAATATGGGTCCTTTGGTTGAACGTGTATACCAAGGAAGAGAGAAAACTACTGAGGGCATTGTTTCGTTCATTGATAAGATCTGTAAGGTGGAACTTGAAAAGTATATTGAAGGTTGCTACGAAGAACTGGCTGAGTATGTGAATGCTTATGACCAAAAGATGCAGATGAAACGTGAGAACATTGCCGAACGTGGAATCTGGACTGCAAAGAAACGATACATTTTGAATGTTTGGGACAGTGAAGGTGTTCGTTATGAAGAACCTAAACTGAAAATCATGGGTATTGAGGCAATCAAATCTTCGACTCCAGCACCTTGTCGCAAGATGATTAAAGATGGTCTCAAATTGATGATGAATGGGACAGAGGATGATGTAATTAAATTCATTGATAAGTGTCGTGAAGATTTCAAAAAACTTCCACCAGAACAAATTGCATTTCCAAGAACAGCATCTGATGTTAGAAAGTATGCGGCATCATCAACCATTTATGCCCATAAGACTCCAATTCATATTCGTGGAGCACTTCTCTTTAATCATTATGTGAAAGATAAGAAAATAACCAATAAGTATTCCTTGATTGGTAATGGTGAAAAAATTAAGTTTGTATATTTAAAAAAACCAAATATCATTCAAGAGAATGTCATTTCATTCATTCAAGATTTCCCAAAGGAACTTGGTCTTGACAAATACATTGATTATGAACTACAATTTGAGAAAAGTTTTGTAGAACCATTGAAGTCCATTCTTGATGCGATTGGATGGAATGTAGAAAAAACTGTAAACCTTGAACTATTTTTTGCCTAATGGATCTACCTATTAATGATGAAGAACTGAATACAATTATTAATGCTATGACTCTTGGTGGAGACACAGCATTGTTCCAAAAACTTAAACTGGTAAAAGAACTCCGAGAACAGGGTTTACCTTATAAAAAAATCTTACGTGAAGAATATGGACTTGTCGCATGATAACACTTCCAATTACAGAAAATGAGTTACAAATTATAATGGATACTCTTAAACGTTCACAACCTAGTCTTTATGCTAAACTTTGGGGATATAAAATGAACATTTTGAATAAGGAGAAAAAGAATGGAATTTCTTAAGGATATTGTAAAAGAAATCGGTGGTGAGTATACGCAACTTGCTTCTGATATTGATGAGACTGAAAAGTATGTTGACACGGGTTCGTACATTTTTAATGCACTGGTTTCAGGTAGTATATTTGGTGGTGTATCTGGGAATAAAATTACTGCTATTGCTGGAGAGTCTTCTACTGGAAAGACTTTCTTTTCTCTCGCTGTGGTTAAGAATTTTCTTGATATTCACTCCGATGGTTATTGTCTCTACTTTGATACTGAGGCTGCCATTACAAAGTCACTCCTGGAGTCAAGAGGCATCGACACATCTCGTCTTGTCGTGGTTAATGTTGTCACCATAGAAGAGTTTCGCACAAAAGCACTCAAAGCAGTAGACCTATACTTAAAAAAACCTGAAGGAGAGCGTAAACCGTGTATGTTTGTGTTAGACTCTCTGGGTATGCTTTCGACTGAGAAAGAGATTACTGATGCACTCAACGACAAACAAGTTCGTGATATGACTAAATCACAACTTGTAAAAGGTGCTTTCCGTATGCTCACTCTCAAGTTGGGGCAGGCAAATATCCCAATGATTGTAACCAACCACACCTATGACGTTATTGGTGCTTATGTTCCTACTAAAGAAATGGGTGGTGGTAGTGGTCTTAAGTATGCCGCTTCTTCTATCATCTATCTCAGCAAGTCGAAAGAGAAAGATGGAAAAGAAGTCATTGGAAATATTATCAAGGCAAAGACTGCTAAGTCACGTTTGAGTAAGGAGAATCAGCAAGTTGAAATCCGTCTATTTTATGATGATCGCGGTCTTGATCGGTATTATGGTCTTCTGGAACTCGGGGAACTCGGTGGACTCTGGAAGAATGTTGCGGGGCGTTATGAGATGGACGGTAAAAAGATTTACGCAAAGGAAATCTTAAAGAACCCTGACCAGTATTTTACCGAAGAAGTAATGCAGAAACTCGATGCAATTGCTAAAGAAGAATTTAGTTATGGTTGAACTTAATGATCTGGTTCTTACTTATGAAAATAGTTTAGAACCAGATATTTGCGATTTTCTCATTTCATTATTTGAACAAGTTCCAGATAAACATGAACGTCATGATAATGAAGGAAAACCAAATTTTACTCAGTTTAATTTGACAGAATTTAGAGAACTTTCACCAGAGGTCAATCAAGTTCATAGTCACATCATCAAAAAAGTATTTGAATATCGTGATAAGTATTATGAGTTTATTGACCAAAGAGTTTTCCCACAGGAACATGCATTTGAACAGTTTCGAATAAAGAAGTATAATCCTGGTGGGGAAGATCGTTTTGATACTCATGTTGATGTCGTTGACCACGAATCTGCACGAAGATTTTTATCTTTTATGTGGTATTTAAATGATGTGGAAACTGGTGGAGAAACTATTTTTAAAGACCTGGTTATTCAACCTAAAAGAGGAACACTTCTGATGTTCCCACCACTTTGGATGTACCCTCATAAAGGTAATCCTACTTTAAGTGGACCAAAATATATTATGAGTGCCTACTTGCATTACAAATAATGGAAAGACTTGAACTTACAATTTTACGCAACTTAGTTTACAATGAAGATTATTCCCGAAAAGTCATACCTTTTATTCAACCAGATTATTTTGAGAAAAAATCCGAAAAGGTCACGTTTGAAGAAATTGTTAAGTTCATTGTTAAATATGGTTCAGCAATCACAGTTGAAGCACTTAGTATTGAGATAGATAATCGAACAGATCTCACAGAATCTGAGATAAAAGAAATTCGAGAATTAGTATCTCAGTTTAATGGTAATGCAGTTGAGAAGCAATGGTTACTTGACACTACCGAAAAGTGGTGTCGTGATCGTGCGATCTATCTTGCTCTTATGGAGTCGATTCATATTGCAGATGGAAATAATGAAAAGAAGAATCGTGATGCAATTCCAAGCATTCTTTCGGATGCTCTTGCGGTAAGTTTTGATAATAATATCGGACACGACTATCTTCAAAACTATGAGGAACGTTATGACTTTTATCATCGTAAAGAAGATAAGATCGAGTTTGATTTGGAATATTTC